TTTTTAAGCATAACTGAACTGTTGATTGAACTTAGGATATGCCTGTAATAATTGTTGAAAAGAGGCTAAAAAGAGTTCAAACTGAGTAAACTCGAGGGCACTAACCGCGACACCATCATCAGCAAAGTCCTTTATTGACCGAAATGCCGGACTAATCTTGGAGTTCAATAACTCCTTTCCATCAAACACTAGTCCGGAGGGGTAGATTGAACTTATTAATATTCGCTTCTGTCCATATTCACTAACTTCATATGCTTTTGCAAGATCAATAAACAAAGCTTTAATAAAATTAACTGTTCTTTCAATATCATAATTGTTGTAGAGGTCGTCATTGGCTGTTATCTGATAAGCCAATATCTTGTCTTCAATAGTTGCTTTTTCTTCTTCATATATTTCGTCTGAATACTTTCCTGTCATATTTCCTCTAGTTAGAACCTTAAGTAATTCTTTTTGTTCTTTAATCATCTTTTCAGAGTTTTCTTTACGCTTTAAAAGTTCCTTCTTTGTCTTTTTGTAAGTAGTCTGAAGCATTAGAGTATATAAAGCGACCAAGTCTTGATTAGGTTGAATGTTAGAGAGCCTCTCCTTGAGTAAATCTTCTACTTCATGGCTATTAATTGAATGAATACAACTGTTTTTACACCAGTATTTAGCGTATTTCTTATACTTACCTTGAACGTTGCCTGAAACTAAATTTTTACCACACTTTGAACATTTTAAGATACCTCTAAGAGGGAAGAATAGGCTAACTCTGTTTCTTTTAACCCACAAAGGAATCCTATTATTGCCTGTAAGAATTGCCTGAACTTTGTAAAACATTTCTTCAGTTATCATTGGAGGATGAACGCCCTTAACTTCCTCTTTATAAACTTTAGAAACCAACCAGCCACAGTAATATTTGTTATTAAACATTTTACTTAAGAATTGTTTAGTAATAGGTTTCTTCTGTTTGTGATAGGTAATCTGTAAACCCCAATCATTCATTACTTTTGCCATTTCAGTTAATGATTTAGTTCCTGTTGACATTAAAGCCCAAGCTTTCTTAACTAAGTCAAAAGTCTCTGGGTCTTTAATTGGAACGCTTTTACCATCCTTAACTCCATTTAGATAACCTAAAGGAACTCCGTGAGATAATCCCATCTTGAATCTTTTGTAAACTCCATTTCTTGTCTTTTCAGCTCTAACTTCATTATCAAGTTGAGCCATAGAAGCAAGTAATGTTTCCAAGAATCTTCCAGTAGGGGAGTCATCTATCGGTTCAGAAGCAGATTCTAACTTAATGCCATATTTAGCCAACTTTGTCTTAATGGCTAAATGGTCAAAGGTTGACCTAGCAACTCTATCAAATCTATATACTAATACTAGATGTATCTTTTTTTTGTTTTTCCTACAATAATCTAGAAGTTCAATTAGTTTAGGTCTATCAGCAGTCTTAGCAGACTCTCCCTCCTCACTAAATACTTTAATTACTTTATAACCTTTATCTGTTGCGTACTTCTCGCAGATTTCTTTTTGTGTAGCCAAAGAATAGTTTTTTATCTGCTCATCAGAACTAACCCTTATGTATATTAAACAATTCATAATGTCTAACGTACTATCTAACTTTGGCATATTATTTATCACTTTTCAAGCAATTTCCTTAAGGGACTTCCAAATATCTTAATTTCCTGCTTTTCCATAAAGTAATCTATCAAGTATTGAAAAGAACCAACTAGTTTTTCAATCTCTGAATCTGTCATTTTCTGACCTGTTTTACCTAATATTTTTTTTGCTTTCTCAATTGTCATTAAAAACCGTACCTTTCGTGTCGTTCTCTTTTTTCTTCATCTTGTATCCGATTCCATTCAGCCATATCAAAGTCTGCCGGACTTGTTTCTGTCTGATAAAGTTGCCAAGCAATGGCCAAACTTGTTATCAAATCGTCATTACATCCTAAGTCTGCTTCTGCTTTACCTGTTTTGGGATTTCTAATAAATGAATACATCTCATCTACAATTCTTTTGTCTGGAATAATAATTGCTCTTTGTCTTATTGCTAGAGCCAAGTCATCCAACATCTTAGGTCTTGTTGCCATTGAAGTTACCCAGCCATATTGTTCTGTAATCTTTTCATTTGTTTTAGTAAAAGAAGAAGGCATTCTGTATAAGTTGGGATAATTTAATTCTTTCAGAACATAAATTGTTGCTGATCCAACATTTCGTTCAACTGCAATACAGGGTTCAACTTCAGTCTTCTTTTTAATCCACTTGCCAATATAGTTAAGGGTATAACCTAATTGAGGAGATTCTTCTTTAGAACATCCTGACATCACTACATCAGCAGAATGTTTACTAATTGCAACGAATGCAGAATTATCCCCACCTTCGGCTGGGTCTGCACCTATTACAATAAACTCTCCCTGTTTTGGTTCTCTAAATAACGAAATCATAATATCCTTTACTTTTTTGTATAGGCTCTTTAATCTGAGCCAAATAATATTTCATAGCTTCTTTATCAAAAAAAGGATTACCAGATGAAAGAAATGCTTCCAAATCGTTGGAAGGATATTCTTGAGGATACAACTCTCCCAGTTCTTTTTTCTTTTTCTCTAGGAATTCCTTTGTATAAAAAGAATTGTCAAAGAAGTGAGTCTTAAACCCTGTTTCACCATTTTTTGATTTATCCCAATATTTTTTAAAGAAGTTCATACCATTGGCTGTTGATTCAATAATGACTCTACCTGTTGGAACAACTGCTTGAAGCACACTACCTAACATCTTTTCCGGTTCTTGATAGAAAGCAAACTCTGATAAATGAAGATTGTTTAGAGTATCTCCTCGACCAAAGCTTTTACTTCCTGATGCTCCAATATAAATACTAGAGTTTTTAAGTTCATTAACTATTTCATTTCTAGAGTTATATCGAAGTTTTAATGCTAATCCTTTTTTCTCTGCTGACTTAAGAAAATACTTAACTCTATCAAGAAGTTTTTGTGCAGATGGGGAATCGTGGCTTATACATACCGAACGAGAGTTTTCTACTAAACAGAAATCTATTGTAAATATACCAAGAATTAAACTTGAATAACCAATCTGTCTAGCTTTCAGAATAATATCCTTTCCAGTCATATTGTCTAGAAAAATCTCTTGATAATTATTTAAGATAAATGGAACAGATTTACTTTCTTTGTTTACTATTTCGAACTTCTTTAATGCTTTTTTATAATTCATTTCTTATCCTCCGAGAAAAACTCCTCTGCTACTATCCGTTTCTTTAACCTGCTTGTATCTTCCGTTGTCAATCCAAAATCCTTTTTTGTTTCTTTTAAGTAACCTAAACGTACAGATGAGTTCTGATCAAATAATCCTTCTGCTTGAATTTCTGCAAGGAGTTCAGTTGATATTCCAGCATTTACTAAATCTGATTGATACTTTTTCATTAAATCCCTTGTTCCTTTTAAGTCTGTGAAATTTTGCTTAGGCTTTAGTGAAGTAGATTTTGAATAACCACCTTTAAGCATTGCTTCTTGAAGACTCTTTGCATTCTTCATATGTTGAAAGGTTTTAAGCTGTTTTTCTGTTGGTTTAACTTTATTTTTCTTCATATTTTTGATTTTTTTCCCAAACTGCTTGGCGACTGATTCCAAAAGCTTCTCCAATTTCTGATAAAGAAAACTTATGTTGTGCTACTAAGTTGCAAATAATCCGATTCTTTATCTTTTGTTTACTTAGTTCTTTTTTTCTTTTACCAGAACATTTGCAACAACGAGTGGAGTAAAAGGAAATTGGTTTCCCGCAATCAACACACCAAGAATAATATTTTTTAACTCTCATTTAATTTTTTAACTCCTTCCAAGCAACTCCTTGAGCAAAAATATAAAGTAAGACCATTAACTGATAGAGGTAACATATCTTTCTTGAAAAACTTTTTCGATTTATTCGGACATTTTGAAGAACTACAATAAAGTTTCTCATTAATTATTTTGCCCGGATTCTTTTTTAATTTTCTTTTACAACGCCAACAGATGGTATCGTAAGAATTTCTACCACAAAGTTTACATTTACCATATTTTTTTCTCATAATAATTTCCTTTTAAGTTTTTTGATTTCCAAATCTTTTAATTTAATTATTTCTTCATAGGTATCTAGTAACTTGCGAAGTTTGAAAGCAATTACTGAAATAGTGCAGTTTTGGCATAAGTCAATTCCCCACATTCTGGTAACAACTGCTTCAATAGGTTTTGTATCCCAAACTTTACAAAGTTGACAATATTTAATTTTCTTTTTCATAGAATTCCAATAAAGTTAAAACTGTTTTATAAGCTTTCATTTCGCCAAAAAAGACCTGATTACCTCGCCAGCCATCCTTTCGACTACCAACAAAAGCGTCTCTTGATGATTTTTCAAGTAACTTAATCTCTTTCTTAATTTTCTTCAGATTTTTCATATTGATTTCTTTATTGTTAAGTTAGAAGTGTCAGATATTAACATTAAGGCTTTCTTTGTTAGCTTTAGACAATCAAACCTTTTCCCTCTTAAATATTCAGGCTTTTCAACTAGACCTTTTAAGTGAAGATTTCTAATACTTCTACTAAATGCCGGAAGAAAACTTTCTTCTTTATGTTTTGAAACATCCTTAACAGTATTAGCAACGCCTTTCTCAACTAAATTATGAAAGATATGTCCATCAGATTGTGTTGTATATCTGTCTCTGGTTTGATGCCAATAAGGAGGCTTAGCCCCTCGTGAAGCCCAAAAACCTTTTTCGTCAATCTTATCCTTTTCGTAAAGAGTAATTAAAATTATTTTTTGTAATTTACTTAGTCGTTTTTTCATTTGTAACTTCTTCCAATATCTGATTAGATTTTTTTAAATATTTCAAAGCTTGTTCCATATACTTTTTTCTTTTAAACATTGCAATTTCTTTTTCCACGCTCTCAAGTCCCCACGATCTAATAAAACAATCTATTGCCTTACCAGACATCTTCTGAAATTTGTTGTGATAAAGATAAAAAGTTGGTTTCATTTGTTGCCTTCCAAAGTTCGTGCAATTAAATCCTCTTCAAATTTTCCTTTTGCTCCGTCAAACTCATACCTTGCCGAACCTCCTCTTGTGTGTCTAAAATTCTCAAGAATAATTTGTGTTAGTTTTTGCAGGTGAGGAGATTGGTCGAATAACTGAAATGGCCTCCAAATTAGAATCGTTCCAGATACTTGACTTCGTATGCCACCACCACCGTAAATATCATTACCTGAAGGTCTTCTAACAACGGTTACTGACTTTTCAAAAACTTTTTCAATCTTATTTTCCTCAACAAGCTTTCGTATTCCGGTTGGAGTTTCGTTGAAAATGGTTTCTGGTCTAGTGTGAATAACAATAAAAGAAATAATATTTTTAGTTTTAGTAAAAGAAAGAACACTTGCAACACAACTTGCTAACATTTCCCAACCCTTTTTACCGGCAGTAACTTGAGAAGCGTAAGTTGTTAAGTTGTCGAAAAAGAAAACTTCCGCACCAAAGTCTATTGCCTCTTTTGCTAACTGCATTGTTTTTTCAAAGTCCAGCTTGCCGTCTTCTGAGAGCTGATTAATACCTGCATAAAATAAATTGTCTTTTAAGAGTTCAAGCATTATGTTTTGTAGTTCTGATTTTTCCTCCACTTCGTCTTTTGTTATATCGTGGCTTAGAGCAGTAAGAGCTACGAGGAATTCCTGATCTGTTAATTCGGTGTTGAAGAATGCTATTTTTTTATTTTCTTTGAGTAAATTGACTATCATATTGAAAGCAAAAGAGCTTTTACCGCTTTTTTCATAGCCGGCTAGTAAGTAAGAGTTGCCGCTTCTAAAATCAACTAACTCATCAACTGATTCAAAACCACTCTTTATTTTAAAAACAACTTTTTCTTTTAAGGTAAGAATGTTTTTTAAATTAACCACTTTTCCTCCTTTGTTTAACTACTTTAATTTCCGAAGCCTTTTCTAATTCTTCCCAAAGTTTGTTTTTAAACTCCGGCGTTAGGGGTTTATCTATAAACTTTTTTTTCTTATAAGAAGTCTTTGTATTAGTATTTGTATTTGTATTGTTACGATTCGTATACGAACGTATTCGGTCGTATACGTTCGTATTCTTTTGAGGCTGTTTCCATCTCTTTTCAATATTGGTTTTATTTATTTTGCACACTTTTTTGTAATTTTCTATATTTCGATCAATTTGTTGTCTAATTGGAATAAATATTGGTTTTAAATCCTTTGGGATTATTGGTTTTTTTCCATTAACATAACTAAAGATTAATTTAATAAGTTTTCCTGCTTTGTGGTTTGTCAAAGCATTAAAAGTTTCTTGTTGGTCGTTATATAAAATAAAATATTTCTTCATTTCTTCCTTTCAAAAGGGAACTTATAACTTTTTAAAACTTCTCTAAGTGAAATAAATCCAGTTTGATGTAAAGCTTCTGGGTGTTTTTCAAACCCACCCAGCTTAGAGTTTTTAACTTTTCGGCCGAGTGGGGTTAAAATAGTTTTTGTCATAGGCTTAATAAAAAATAAAGATATAAACAAATATAAGTTGCTTGTAATAGCCAAAATCCTAACTTGGATGAAAGTAGTTTCTTAAACATGGATGCACTCCTTATCCTTTTTAGTGTTATACCTACCAGAAAACGCGTCCTCTAGGGCTGTACTAAGATCAGAAATCTGTTGGTAGGTTTTACTAATAGCTTTATCTAAATCCTTTATCTCTTGAAGTTTCTTTGTGTTATTTTTAAAAAATATTTCTGCTAGTTCGTCTAATAACATTGAAAGCTTTGGGAAGTAAGATTTATCAGTCCATTCTCCTCTGTTAGTTTTCTTCATACACAAAATCCATTGATATTTATCTTTTTGTATTGAAAAATCAGGTCTTTTATTTACGAAGATGTTATTCATTTGGTATCCCCCAAGTCTTTTTTTTGATTAAGTTGATTTATAAGAAATCTCTTGTTTACAAGAAGTAATTGGGCTGGAGCTTTCCCTCCGGAAAGAAACTCTTGTTTTAGTTCTTTACATTTTTGGGGGTTTTCGAAAATAAATTCATAGACGCCATTCATAAAAGGTTCTATGCCAACGTAGAAAACTCCACTCGATAAGAGGAATACTGATAAATTTAAATCTCTTGTTCGAAATTCTTTTTTATTCATAGTTATATACTTTCTTCTACAAAAAGGGAGCAACCTTGACGGTTGCTCCTCTCCCACTAGTCTGGTGGGTATTGGGCTCGGCATTACCTAGCCGATATCCTAAATTGATCTATTTCTTACTTGGACTTTTTAGATTCCAACTTCCATGATCTTAATTGTTCTTTAGAAACTTCTGATGCTGTTATCTCCATCATTTCTGATAAGGAATAATCAGCTTCTAGAGCTTTTATTTTTAGCTCTTTTATCTTGTTTTTATCCATTGATAATGTAAGTTTTGTTTTAGGCATATATAAGTAATATATACGTATGTACGTATTCTGTCAACCACCAATTTTGCTTTTTTACAACCATTTAGAAATGGACTTTTTCACTAGGCACAAATTGGTCTATATCTATTAAAGTTGACAACCTCTTTGGGACTTTGATATACATGTATTAACATGGATAAAATAAAGAAAAAAATATTACTTCTACAAAAACGTAAAGAATTGAAAATGAAGGCAAATCTTATCAAAAATATGTATACCCCTGCTATATTTCAGAATATCAAAGACCTTCGAGACACAATTCGTAATCTATGTATTGTTTCTGGAGCTATTGCCGCTCTATCGATTAATCTTCTAGATACAGAGGCAGTTTTACACAAACCTTTGGCAATCATTTCTTCGGCTTTTTTTTTGTTGGTTGTATGGATAGGATTTGTATATTTAAAAACAATATTAGAAAGAGAGAATCATTCTGTTGTTAAAATTCCAGAAAAGATAATTAAAGCAATTGCTAAAGTTGTAAAACAAATAGACAAAGTCTCGATCAACTATTTGGAATCTGAAGAAAGAAAAATATATGATTACGAAAAAGAGCTTGAAATAATTCAATCACAGAAAGAACCACAAGTAGGAAATTGGTTTACAAAGAATATTGGAGATGTAATGTTAATACCCTTTACTACTGCTTGTTTCTTGACAATAGCTTCTTTTGTTAAACTGAATTATGTAAACATTGGTATCTTTATACTCCTTTATATATTAACAACTATCTTTATAGTACGTCTTTCCCCAAAGATAAAAAAAGAAGATTCTAGATAACTTGTATTTTAAAAGAAATTACCTTCTAAAATAGAGTATAACGTTGTTACACTATTTTCGTACATCATGCCTTCCCGGATCACTGTAAAAGTTCCCTGTCATAATAGCTCCTGATTCTTTTTTTACTTCAGGAGTTAATTGTTCCTCCATATACTCTAAATCTTGGGCACTTTCAAAAGTTTTTTGGTCAATTCCAATAGCTTTCTTTTTTGCTAAGTCTTTATAATCGTATTTTTTCTTAAACATAAAAATCACCTCCATCTATTACCACCCAACCTGTTTGGTTTTATAACAATATCTGGTTCTTTAGCACTCTGGTTAGAAGATTGTTTATTTAGTTTCTTTTCCAATCTTTCTAGTTCTTTGCGACTTGTTTTTAGTTTTTCTTCTCTTGTCATTTAATAAAAAACTCCTTTCACTTTTTTTGTATCATCCGGAAATCCATTTTGATCAAATGGGTTATTAGGGTCGTGAACCATAAAATCAACATTTTTTTTCAATGGAGGCCTAATTCCTTCAGGTAGTTCTCCTCGTTCGTACATTTCTCTCATACTCTCAGCATCCGGTAAGTTTACTGGAAAAATATTATGAACCTTCCTTGTTAAGTCTTTTATTATCATAGTTTTTCTACCAAGAATTTAACTCTACTTGCTTTGTTTCTATGTAAATCACTTGCAAGAGCTGTATGTTTTGCTATTTCCAATATTCCTGCATCATCCTTTCCTGTTTCGAGTAATAGTAAATCTTTTAGTTCTTTTGTTTCTTTTTTAGTTAACATATTAATCACCTCACTTTATTAAAATATTTCTAGTCTTCATTGGTTTAATTGTTGGTGGTTTGGCTATTTTAAATCCTGTAATTTTAGCTTTTGGTGTTCTTTTAATAGTTGTTTTGGCATTGATAAATGGAATCTTTTTAATAGTAATTTTTTTTGTAGATTTGGCTCTAGAACCTTTTACACTAGCTTTTAATCTAGCAACCTCTTTGAGTTGTTTTTCTGCTTCGTCTTTGTCAATTAATCCTTGTTCATAACTATCAACAATATAATTAACTCTTTTACTACATTCTCGATAAAAATTACTTCTAAGTTTTTTATCTAGTTCATAATTTCCTGTCATTTTTGGTTTAGTTGGTCTAAAAGCTGTATCTATTGTTTTGACATCTCCTGAAACTTTATCAAGATAAAAATATTTATCTCCATAATAGGAACTACTTCCAGCAGTTCTAACAATATCTTTAACTTTATTTTCTTGTTTTGCTATTTCTCTATTTGCCATTATCTCCTGATAAACCTTAAGTTTGTCTTTTGCTTCTCTCACAAGTTTTGTTTGTTTTTTTCCTAACTGAGTTCTTTTTTTATTGTAATATTCTCTTGCTTCAGGAATAGAATATTGTCCAAATAAACCTGACTTTATTAAATTTGATTTACTCTTTTCTATTGGGAATCTTATTAAACCTGTTTTTGTGGTAGATTCTCCTTTTACATAGTTTTTAATTCCTCCATAAGTTTTTCTCGCTTGACCACCAGCGGGGATATAGTTAACAATTCCCCTTTGAATGTCTTTATTTTCGAATAGTCTTTTAACCATGTTTGGTTCTGGTTCGTTTCCCCATTTATCTTTAGCTCCTGTTACAACATCATAAATACCTTTTGGAAGTTGCATTGTTGGAGGGAAGCCAATCCTTACAGTTGGTATGAGGTCTTTCCAATCCATACCAAAAGACTTGCCAATTGTATAGATAAAAAGAAGCATTGATCCAACATATCGAATTAATCCTCCGTATTCTTTTTTAAATGCCTTTTCTGTTAAGAATTCTCCCTGTTTTATTGAATAACTCATAAATTGGGTAAATGTCTTTGCAATATCAGATTGGAGAGCAACCGGCGTATCTACTGCTCCAAAAGTAAACTGAGTTTTTCTTGCTACTTCTTTACCTTCCGCTGTTGCTTCAGATAATGTCTTACCATTGTTTAATGCTCTTGCCTTACCGCCATAATATGCACCACCACGATTAATTTTTTCTGCAAGTTCAAACATATAGTAAAGACCTTTATCCATTTTCTCCATAGCTTTTTTAGTTGCTGTTAGTTGTCTATCTTGAATGAAGTTATCTCTTAATACTCCAACTCTATCTAGTTCTGTTGGTTTATTTAGAATATATCTAGGTAAATCCAGAATCATTTTTGCATAACCTGTAACAAAATACTTTTCTTTCAATTCTGCATAAGTATTGGAAGCTTGAGATAAATTTTTAAGTGCAGATTGAGCATTTAAACCAAGTAAACCTCTGTAAGTCATCCGTCTTGCTTTTCTTGTTACATAGGCAGTCGGTCTTCCTGTTAAACGATAACCAATTGCAGGAATAGATTTAATAGCGTTATCAACAGTATTATCAATATCTGAAGGTCTTAGATTTATATTGTCAACATATTTCTTAACATACTTGAATTGTGAATCTTCCATTCCTTCTGAAGCTCTCTTAATAGTTGATAATGCTTCATCCATATTAACTTTCCGGGTTGCCCTCTTAACGTAAGCATCTAAGGCTCTCCAAGTGTCTTCTACGTAACCTTTTACACCTAATCGTTGAGTAACAAATGGATCATAAACACTTCCTGCAACCTTATCTCTAATTATTGCTGCTATCTCTGGGGGAAACTCTGTACCTTTAACATCTTTTTCCCAAATGTGAGTTATATATGAAGTTATCCTTTTTTCTTCTGGTAGTTCTAATCTTACTGCCCAATCTTTTAAGTATTTTTTTATTTCTGTTGCAACTTCTAGCTCTTCTTTATTTAAAGCCTTTGAATTTATTTGTCCATCCAAGTATTTAAAAATAATTCTATTAGAACTTGCGTCTGGTACTCTCTTGGACCAATTGGTAACTTTCTCTATTTCTTTTGGAAGTTCGTCTAAATAGTTATCCCAGCTTTTCCTTATTTGATTTGATTCTTTTTCCAATCCAATCTTTTTAAGAACTCTGTCTGGTGTTCTCAAATAATCAATAATATTTACCTTTTCTTTAGGAGTTATTTTATTAAACCTTCCCATAGTGTCCTCAAATTCATTTCTAATTTCTTTTACAAATGCTTCTGGTTTTCTAATATTCGTTTTTGGATAACTCTTTGTATAAGTTGGTTTATTCTCTAACCATTCTTGTCTAGCAAGTCCCAGATCCTCTTTATAAGTATATTTTTCGGGGTAGAGAAGTCTGTCATTACTCATTGATAAAGCTCGTCCGGATAATTCACTTCTTTTAGGGATTGGCGGTTTAGTTGAACGAAGTGGAATATTAAACTTCCTTTTTGGTTCTATTGTAGTAATAGCTGTTTCAGTTGTATTGATATTCCCAAGTCTTTTATTTCCTTTATTAGTTGGTTTAACTGATAGACCAAAGTTAGGGTTAACTGTTTCGAAGAACTTATAAACAGTTGCATAATTCTTATCAATTACTCCTGCGTTTTTAAGAACTGTAAATGCTGAATTTAACTCTCTAACTCTGGCATTAGCCAATTCATTACCTTTATTTGCAAATACAGAGGGATATTGTGATACCTCTTTTCTCCAAACTTTTGCTACTTCATTAAGTGGAGTGTTTGGTTTAACTCCCAAGATATTGCTTACTTTATTTATTTCTTTTGCTTTTAAGTTAAGTTGATTAAGTTTCTTTTGAATAAAAGGTCTTGCAATCATTGTTGCCATAAAAGTATAGTCAATGGCTTTTTGAAGTCTTGGATTGTCTGTTAATGTTTCCCCAAGTCCGGGTTGTTCTGTTAAACCTGTTAGACCACCTTTATAGATGTTATAGAGATTTTGTTTTAAATTATATTGTCTATTAACTACTGAAGGATTTTGTCTTTCTTGTCTAATCATTCCAAAGGCTGGTCCCATTATTTTTGATGTTGGACTTACCCTGTAAGCAATACTAAGTGCATTGAGACCTGTATTCAAAGTATTTCTTCCGTATTCAAGGGGAGTAACGGTTTTTCTTTGAAGATTTTGGTATGACGTATAAGGAGGGATCAATTTATAAGCTTGTCTTGCTGTATCTATAAGGTTTTTCCCGGTTTCTTTAACAAATTGCCTTCCTGCTCTTGCTTCTGGAGCAGTTGATGTTGGTAAAAAGTAATCTCTTAATTTAGATTGTTTTACATTTTGAATACCTGTATTTACCAATCTTTTTACCTTTTGATGCATTTGAAGCTGTGAAGGCGTATATTCTGGTAAGTTTAAGATTCTTTTAACTTTGTCTAATAAGGTTAAGTTTGCCATAGTTAATGGCTAGTTTTAACCAGTAAGCCAGCTGGGGTTTTGAAATGATGTTTTTTCTTCGTTTGAGCTTCCATAACCATAACTTGGCCTAAATCTAAGGTTTCCTGATGAATCTACTGTTGGAGTTCCGCTCATAGGTCGATAGGTTTGTTGTGGGGCTTGAAACGCCGCAATCCCTTGCCAATTAGTTTTTAGTTGATTAATATTTTCAGCATTACTCAATGCCCAACTCTCAAGAGCCGAACGTCTATTTTTATATTCAATTTGAGTGTTCATTAAGGCATTTGTTGCTTGTTCAAGTAATGACTTTGAAAGATTGGCTAAGTCTATATTTTTATTAAGCATTCCTTGTGCTTTATATTGTTTTATTTGATTCTGACTGTCGGCAAACCAAGAACTTATTGATAATATTTTCTGGTCGCGTTCACTACCTAACCTTTGTGTTTCTTGGTTAAAGAGATTCTGGAGTTTAAATTTACGATCAGCAATTTGTTGATAAGCTTCATTTGATTGACCCATAACATCTGACCTTCTTTTACTTCCCATTTTGGCTAAAGCATAAGAGTATTGATTAGCCGCCGAAGAATCTGACGCCCCCATTGAGCCAAGCATTACGTTACCTGCCCTAAACATATTTCTAATATCAGCTGATAAATCCTTGAGTGTTTTAGCTTGTCTTGTACCAACCTTTCTTGACTCAACTCCTAAATCATACAATCCTTGCTCTTTTTGAGAACCTAGTTGACTGATACCTGACTGATACTGGCTTCCAACTATTCCTTCTTGAGCTGTTCGTTGTGCAGGAAGTCCTGTATTGAGAATCTGATCAAGTTGTGAAATGTATTGATCATAACCACTTGAGATTTCCCCTCGTAAACGATTTTGTTGATCTATTACTGCTTGTTCTTCTGGAGATATTCCGCCTCCTCCGCCTCCATCTGTTGGTGCTGGTTCATTATAAGTTCCTTTTGGATAATTTGATTCTGGTCGCCAGTTTACATCATTTGCTTGTGCAGGCGGTGCTGTAAAAGGCCTCCATATCTCAGTAAACCCTAAATCTGGAGTTCCCCAATTTCCTGTATGGATAGGGGCTGTTCCTTGCCATGTTTGACCACTAAGGATATTTTTCCAACCTTGTGCTGAACCTTTTATGTCTTGCCAACTTGGTAATATTCCCATTTTTCAATAAAAAAACCCCACGAACTTTTCGTGAGGTTATAAGCGTAACCTTGTACGCTAGTTAACTTAAGAAGAATTTATAACCGAATCAATTTTGTGTCAACTAGAGAAAAAATAATGAGTTGTGGATTGCAAGAGAGAAGTTGTCAGTACCACCAGAAGAAGCAGTTAATGTATCACGGAACAAAAGTTCCATGATACGTACTTGGTCTAACTACTGCAAAGATATAGGAAACTCTAGGCAAGTAGTCAATAGATGGCTTGCTAATTAGATAAAGTATCCCATAGCACTTTCCAACAGTGTTGGAAAATTAAGAGTTCCTTGCAAACAATTTTAACTTCGGGACAATTAACCCAAAGTTGGAGTAATTATTGTAAAGATATAGGAAAGTTGCTGACAGGTCTGTCAGTAGAAGATATGCTCACGTGTGAGCGAATCTACCTATCTCTTTTAGGATATGCAGTATTTGTAAAATCCATAGTTACTTTAAAGATTAGGATAATAGTTGCTATAACAGAAACAAAACCAAAGCCTCCTGACCAATTAAGTGGAGTATTAGGAGGAGTATTTACGTTAAGACCAAGAGTTATTAGAACACCTGCAACAATATATATCAAAAAAGCTCGACCTAGATTCTTCCAGAAGTATTTATCTCTATTGGTAACTTTTTGTTTCATAATTTAACTTATCTTACTCTGTAAATTACCCACAATTCAAGTTTTTAAGCATAACTGAACTGTTGATTGAACTTAGGATATGCCTGTAATAATTGTTGAAAAGAGGCTAAAAAGAGTTCAAACTGAGTAAACTCGAGGGCACTAACCGCGACACC